TGCATGGCGACCCGTAAGTCATGATGCAGATGTCGCCCTGGCCTTGGCCATACATGTTCCGGCGATAGGTTGGCATCGCCCAGCCTAGACCGGTTGCCGCGGCATATTGTAAAGACTCTTTGATTCGCCGGTCGGCGAAAGATTCCAGATACCACGCGCGAGTGACTTTGTTGAAGGATTCGGCTAAGTTTTTGTAGGAAACATTGTCTGAGCCATAGCCCCAGAGCGGGCGGAGTTTCGCTAAGGCACCCACGACCTGGCGGACGTTCTTTTTCAGGGGATTGGGATTCAGGCGCGAACGATATGCAGCCGTGGTGGTATAGCCAGTGTCCCGGCCAGCAATCACGTCCAAGGCACGCATGAGTTCCGCAGAGGTTCGTTGAGATTTGAACCAAGCCTGGCCTTGCTGAGTGCATTCATCAGCCCAGCCTAGTTTGCGGGAGTCCAACGCGGCTGCGGGAGGAATCTGCCATTCGTATGGCGGAGGAGAGCCGGTTACGATTTCCTGTCCAATAGCCATTAGAATTTATCCCAAGGGGTCATGGGAACAGTTTGGCCCTTTAACGAATGCGTACAATCCGTACAGAATTGTATTTGACCATCACTCACTAATAAATGGCAACATTTCGCAACTCCGTTCTCTTCCCAGGAATTTCGTAGGGATGGGTGAAACGTAGGATGTTTTGTATCTCCATTGAATGTCCATCGATTGTCAAAGATATGTGCATTTCCGCAAGCAGGACACCTAAACGCCCAACCAGCGCCGCCAATAGGAACGACTATATCGCCTTCGGCCATTAGACTTGACTCCCGCCGTCAACATGCTCGGAGACTTTTTCTTCATCCACGCCACGGCCCCGAGGAGTGTCGTAGTGACGTGCCCACAGATACGATTTTCGTTCAAGGAAGCGCTGGCGGTACATGGCCTTTTTTCGTTCGTCACGGAGCTGGAGATAGAGTCGGATGAATTCCCTCTCCCACTCATCCGTTTCGGAAGAAATCATCCGCCGATAGAGATTGTCGCGGATTTGGTCACGTGCTGCAGAGAATTTTACTTCTTCGATTTCCATCTCCTGTTGCTGGCCTTCGTATTCCTGGCGAACTAACGTGGCTTCGAGTCGGTCCACTTCCGCAAGAGTGTCAGCAAACTCTCGACGATAGCCTTCAGGAGTCGGGCAGTCGGTATAGGGAGCGATAAGGACGTAGCCAATGGGACGAGACGGGTTTGAAAGCTCCTGGGAGCCACATGTAAAGTAGATTACCGGTTCGATTTTCCCTGGAGCCCTCACCTGGAGAACCTTTCTAAGTTGGCATCGTAATAGATAATATCCTGCAGCGTAATCGGCTTCGTCTCGCGCATCTGAGCCGGAGTATAAACGTGGCCCCGGTAAGGCGCAAGATCAATCGGCGGTAGAGCAGAGATGGAATCAATGCTGCGACGCTGCGAGCGGTCCACGATGGATTTCGTGTCCACAGGACAGAATACCGCCATGGCCGAGGACATGATGCGGTCGTCTTTGCCTTCTTCCGAATGTTCGAACTTTTCCTTGCCAGTCGCAGTGAGGTGGACTTCGTACTTTTTCATCTCCATGAGCAGGTATGGAGAGTTGACCTTGGTCCATCCGTTTTGGACGAAGTGAACGAAATTCCCCGTGAGAATCGGCCGAGACCATATGTGGGAGAACCAGCCGCGGTGTCCCACGGTTGAGGATTTATATTTGGCGATTTTCGCCGGACCGTAATCGTAGCGTGCCATGCGATGGAAATTGGAGTAGCCGAGTTTCGCCATTTGTAGTTGGCATACGTCGCCTACGGCCGCCACTTGCTCCACAGTTACGTAAGGCTCTTTCCAGCGAGTGACGCCGACTTCCATGTAGCGTCCGTAGTAGGCCGCGAGGGCGAGTGCGAATGCGAAAGCTTCCACATGGTTCACGTAATCGGATGCGAATTCCGCGCACTGCACGTCGGGCTGACCCAGGCTGCCGAGAGACCAGACTTCCATAGCGGTATAGTCCAGGCCTTTGCCTTCGGAAGTGTCGATTCCAATGGAATAGTTCACTCCTGGCTTGGGGTGGTGCCACACGAAGAGCACGCCTCGGGAATCCTCCATGACATCTTCGCGGAGAAATGGCCGGAATTTAAGGGGAATAAGGTCCCAGCGCTGGACGCCTTGGCGCGAAGACATGTAGCGCACCGGGATGCGCTCCTTGTCATAATCAATTACCTCCGACGGGGGGTCGTGAGCCTTTTCGATAGACTGCCCCGAGATAGCGTATGTTTCGTACACCCGTGAACGGGAATTTTCTATGGCCAGAATGGTATCGTGTCCGAAAACCGGCTCCTCGGAACGCTGCAAGGCCTCTTCATCATCGCCGGCCATTTCCTGGTAAAAGGATGATTCCGTCCCCTTGAACTTGGCCTCTTCGTGGTTCCATTCCCAATACCATTGCTGGTCGACCGGCATGGACCATGAACGACGATCGTCCGGGGAACGCTGACCTCGGCGGATTTGCTCTCCGACGAGATGCTTTTCGATTAGCGGATTCGCCCGGACGTATAAGGCGGATTTGGCCGCATGAGATTTGGTTTCGTCCCGCGGATACCAGTTGTCTGGGATGGGATGCGAGATGCGGTCCGCCGGCATTGGGTAGATGTCCACTCCGGTATACCACGGAAGGAACATCGGGCGCATACGCGAAGACGGCCAATTATTTTTCGAGTAGTGCCAAGTGTCCGCCCACCAGCCGGTATCGCCGCGACCAGTGGATTCGAGCACTCCAAGGACTTTGTCGGAAGCATGGACGGCTTTCCACAAGCCTTCGTCGATGAGTTTTATATTCGCTGCGTCACCGTAGAGCGCTACCTCGGACAGGTGATATTGCGTAGGAGTGGACCCGGTGGCGATTCCGAATTTCTGTGAGCCATGCTGAAACGTCACGCCTGAGGCAAGTTGCGAGAACAGAAGTTTCCCGCGTTCGGATTCCACACGCGAGGAGTACGCCGGGCGGAGCCACACCGGCATCATATCGTAGGCTAAGAACAACATCTTCGACATTTCGGAGGTTTTGGTCTGGTCCGCCGAGCCAATAACCGCAGTGACACCGTGATTGAAGCAGATGCGGTGGGTAAGGATAAGTTCCGAGAAGATGGATACGCCCAGTTGCCGGGCTTTCAAGGCCATAATTTCTATGGCCGCGTCGCGGTCTTCCATTTCGCAGATAATGTCGAAGTAGATTCGCTGGGGGACGCGGAAGCGGAATCGCTGGACGATGCCTTCTTCGGATTTCAGATAAGCGTAGCGGGTTATCCAGTAGGCTGCATCGCAGAGGCAAAGGACTTGTTCATTGAGGATGAACTGGCAGTCCGCCGGCGAGAGGTTGGTGGTCCCGCTGATTTGACCGGCATCGGAATAGGTGAATTTTCCCTGAAGCTTGAGGTTGGAATTGAAGGAATCTATTTCTTCAGGATAGTGATAAACCGGAAAAAATTTGTAGATTTCCCTAGCAAGCTGTATGCGCTGATCGACTTTGCTCCGGGAATACACAGAAGATTATTCTTTACCCTCTTCAGGGAGTTCGTCAACCAGCTCAGCGGCCATGGGCGGAGGTGCCGGGAGCGCCGGCCGAGCATCGTTGAACCGATCCACCAGCCGGGAAATAGTGTCTTCCGGACGAGGCGCTGCCACGACGGAAGCTGCGGCAGAAGCCACTTGGTTCTGGGCCTGATTCACGTTCACGCGCACGGACGGTCCGCCGCGAGGAGTAGGGATGAACCCGGTGGATTTGTGTAGCATTTCGCGGTCCTTGGAACCTTCGTCCTTTAGGGCCATCTCTACGGTTTTAGACACCACTTCGGGAGAGGCGATATGGGAGATGACTTCCGAGAGACTATGGTTCATCCGCACGATTGTGCCCACGATTATCTCCAGGAGGCGTAAAGTCGGGACGTCCGCCGCGATGGAATAGGATTCGATGTTGAGCATCGAGCGATAGGTGACTGGCACGGAATAGTATTTCTCCAGGACCTTTCGCGCATCCGGATGATCCGAGGCTTCCAGGATGTCGAAGATGGACCCAGGTAGGTTGAGATTCTTTTGCACGTTATAGGACAGGTTCCGCAGGATGTGCTGAAGCTCCTCGATGCTTGGGGTTATTCGCGGATAGGAGAATTCGGACTCAGGACGCAGGCCGAGTTTGGCCAGAGCCTTTTCGTATGTAGGCACGCGTCCGGGATGAATCGGAAGGATTTCTTTTTTCTTTCTCGGCATCAGCGACCCTTCAGGGATTGTTCTTCTCGCCAGCGTTTAG